TGAGGATCATCTTGAAGGAAATCTTTTTTTTACCCGCATAGATAGCTTTTAACGCGAGTCTTATAAAGTGTTCATACACAAGCGGATTGTCTGCGTGGAATTTCTCGAACGCTTGTTGTATTGTCTTGCCGGTGCTGTTTTGGAAGTTCATATGAAGTTGTGTTTAAAAAATAGTCTTCTGAATAGTTGGCTTATAGCTCGCATCATACCGCACATTATCTCCTTTAGGGTATGGCTCTATTTTGTATGGCAATAATTCATTCATCCTCTTTATCTGTTGTTTACTGCCTAAAAAATAAAAGTATCTATGCTTTCTGGGCCTGTCTTCTAATGAAAAATCAGACCCAAATTTATCTTTCAGAAACTGCGATCTATTTTCTTGCCCACGGCTTATATCTGCTATTGTATGCCCATGTAAATGCTCCATACCCTTTATTTTATAATCTGTCCTTTTTGCCGATAAACCCGTGTAAATAAAATTGGTCGCTTGGTAAATATACCCATGATGGTTTTGTGATGTATCGGCGTAACTTACTATAACCATTGGGGGGGGTATTAGCTTCAATGATTGGCTAACTAAAAAAGATAAGCTATTTTTCTCTAATCCTTCATTGATCACAAGCCTATTTAGCTCCATTATACTAAAATCTGGAAAAAATAGTTTTCGTAGTGGATTAGATACAGGAGTAGCGTATGTAACAATGCCTTGCAACCCAACTTCACTAAATAAACCCATAGCATACTCGATAGGCGGCAATCGCTTTGCGTAGTGCTTGTTAATTATCCAATCTCGACAATCAAAATTAGTAATTGACTTGACAGTATATTTTTCTTTTATGCCCATTTATTACTGCTGTTTTTTATTGTTGGTAACTATGCTTTCTACTAAACCAGAAGAGCCGACAATCCCAAAAATTGATTTCGCTCCACCGGCTTTCATTTTTTCATAAAAGGCTCCTAATGCCGCCTTTCTGCTATTTTCCCACACAAATGCCGCCTTATCCCTCTCGCGATCTGATTCCGAACGTCTTGTTATTCCGGGAGAGTAAAAAGCACTTATACCCTCCATGTGGGCTCGCATTTCATCTTCTGTACAAATACTCACTCCGAGGCCCACCAACAGGTTGTACATCACCCATGGCATGTCGCAATCGCACTTACAAACCCATATAGCATGGCCATCGTCAGACATTGCGCCTAAACTAATAACTGATAATTTTCCAAACTTCAACCCTTTCAGGTTTTTTATTCTACTATTCATAATTTTTATTTTAACCCCATTGATCAGCCATCGCATGGGCTATACCAGGAAAGGTTTTACTGCGCTCGCGCGATCTGTCACCTAATTGCTTCCCTTGTTTTGCCATCGCATACCATTTCGGCTGTCTTTTCATTTTACCAGTCTTAGAATCTATCCATTCAGCACTTTCTCCTTGATCCACATGCGTAACTACTTTATTGAATAAATCAACCTTGTCGGCGTGAAATAATGGAGGCAAATTTTTTAACCATAAGCATGTTGTCTTTCTATGTTCATCTCCAAAATAATATGGCTGAATAACTTGTGTAGGTTTAATTATTGAATTTATTGAACCCACAGGATTTTCAAGACATATCTTGTTTATATTCTGATTAAGTAGCTTGATAAAAAATTTCTCGGCATTTCTCTTCTCTTCTCTTCTCTTCTCTTCTCTCCGACCAGAGCGCCAGACTTTATCGGTGGTTGATCTTTAAGCCAACGGTTTGCTGTTACTGTAAGGTAAGTACATGGTGGGTGACCTATCATCAAATCCCAACCCATATCTATGACCTCAAATACATCACGGCAATAATGCCACTCAGGATGTCCGCCACTACATTCCTGTAAATCGCATGAAAATGCTTCGTGCCCTTTCTTCCGAAAAGCAATAGTGACCGCCTGGCTTTCTTCACATGCTACTAATACTCTCATCGTGTGTTATTTTTTATCTTCTACTAAAGTCCTTACTACTCCTTCTATAGAAACCTAAAATGGCAGGTCGTCTGCTTTTCTGTTTTCAAATCCGGCGTTTGGTTTATCGTATCTTACCACTGGCGCAACATTCTGTGATTCAAAAGGGCTCGGCGCTTCTGAAAACTTCATTGTCGGACCATGGAACGCAAGTTTTATATCCATGGTAGCTCCATTTCTCCATTTACGGATTAGCAAATCCGCTTCATGTTCTGTAGAGTTTCCATCTTCATTTTCTTTTATTCCACTCACCCAGTCTCGGTGAAGGAACATTACTACGTCTGCATCCTGTTCAATACTACCGCTTTCTCGCAGGTGGTGGAGTTCTGGCTTTTTATTTCCTTTCTCCTCAGACTGCCGATTAAGCTGCGCGAGAATGATTACCGGTATTTTCATGTTCATGGCCAACAATTTTAGGCCCCGACATATTTTCGATACTTCCTGCTCCCGGTTGCGGTTGTTGACATTTTCCGGCTCAATAAGTTGCAGGTAGTCAATAATTAGCAGGTTAACACCATTTTTTATCCTCAAACGCTCTGCCTTGGCACGAATATCTGTAAGGCTCACCTGAGCTGTATCAGAAAAGTATATTGGTAAGCCAGAAAGCATACCCATTGTATCGTAAACCCTATCTCGATCTGATTGCTCCTTATCCAGTAAATTACGGTCTATACGGTAAAAGTCTATATTGCTTTCCGCTGCAACACTTCTCGCTAATATATCCTTATCCTCCATTTCAAGACTTATAATGCCTACAGTCTTCCCTTTAAAGGCAGCATGTGTGGCTATCCTACCCATAAAGGCCGACTTCCCCACAGAAGGACGAGCGCCGATAACAATTAAGTTAGTTTCTTTAAACCCGCCATTCATATTATCAAGCGCACTTATTGATGTACTTACACCCATAATACCCTTTTCTTGCACTTCATCCATATGCTTACGAAGTTTCGTTGCAACTTTCGATATATGAACCCAATCATCAGTAACCTTAACATCCATGATCTGCCGGAGTTGCTCTTCCATCTTCCCAGCCTCCTCAAAGGCATCACCGGTCAAATTACCTGAATTTTTTAACTTAAACATGAGTCGATTTGCAGCCAACTCACGAAGGATCAGGCACCAGGTAACCAGATGAGCGGATGTAACCACACTGTTTTGAAGCATCATCATCAGGTATTCAATTTTACTTTCCTCAATATGAGTAATGCCTTTGTCGAAAAAATGTCGCTGCACAACCAAGTAATCTATGCCGTAACCTTTTTCGTAAACCGCTTTGATCGCTTTGTAAACTTCCAGTGTCTTTGCCCCGTAAAAACACTCCTCTCTGAGTATGGAAATTACGAGCGAATACGAGGTCGGTTCCATCAGGAAAACACCCAACACTTTTTCTTCTAATTCGATGTCGTAATCCACATTTGCTCTAAATATCGCCATGACGTTCTGTTTTTTTAGTTGATTTGCTTAATTCCTGCGCCTATTCCTGCCATTTTTACCCCACCTGCGGTATCTTACCATTGCCAGCCTCTCTTTTTGCCAGTAATTCTTGTGCTGTTGGATACCCGGTTCCTGTTCCTTTTTTCTCTGGTTTTTTAGGATCATTCCCTTTGCTTTGGTAAAAATGCCTCCAACCTTTTGAAATTGAATTTTTAATAATTCCAATAGCTGCCGATTCTGAAAAATCTGAAAGTTTAACCAACTCCTCCAGTGACGCTTGCCGGGTAATCATCCCTTTGAATTTGAATTGATGTTGCTCAAATAAATATTTTTCCCAATTAATCCACACTGCATCAAATTCTGGAGTCCATTTCGGGATATATGTACTATTTTTTATAAAATTGGTAGTTTCTTGCTCGTTTGAGGTAGTTTCTTGCTCGTTTGAGGTAGTTTCTTGCTCGTTTGAGGTAGTTTCTTGCTCGTTTGAGGTAGTTTCTTGCTCGTTTGAGGTAGTTTCTTGGGGAAGAAACCCGTTTTTATTTATATTATTAACACTATTTGTATTATTAGTATTACTCTTAGTATTACCCTTACTATTACTTAAACTATATACTTTTTTATGTGTACTTTCTTGCTCGTTTGGCGTAGTTTCTTGCTCGTTTGGCGTAGTTTCTTGGGGAAGAAACCCCTGTTTCTTAGGAAGATTGCTTTTGCGAATGTGGATAACTTCGGAGTATAATTTTATATCATCTCTAATAATTGCCTTACTCCTATTAGAGTTTTTTTGAATAAAAAACCATCTTTCTTGTATCCCGTGTGATGTTAAAACACCGCACTTATTAAATAATTCCATACTAAAGAAGCCTGATTGAAGTAAACAATCAACAATTTTCTTTAACACAATCATGGTTATGACACTTTCCATTTTAGCGGATTTTATCATAATTACTTTATCATTCCATTCAATAAAATAGCTTTCATTATAAATTTCTCTAAGCATTCTTATCGCGATTGCCGGAACTGCAAATCGAAGCCACGGCTCTGTCCCCATAGGATCTATTAATTCCTGAGCAAGAATTATCTTATCGTCACCGTATATAGCAACATCAACTTGGAAATAATCTAAATTCTCTTTTATTGGTCTGGCCATTATTATTTAATTTTAGTAAAACCATGATCAATTAATGTAAATCCTCGAGAGCCTTTAAACCAAATTCCATCGTATCTATAATCATATGTATAAAGATTTATTTCAGGAAAAATATCGGGCAAATAACCTATGCCAGTAGATGCATCAATATAAGATCCAATCAGGGCTATGCTTACATTAATGACGTAGTTAGGTCGATATATAGATAGCCAATGTCTAATTCCCGCCATATACCTGGCTGCTTGCCAAAAAGCCAAAGGGTCTATTTTATCCTTTTTAAGTTCATAAACCCTAATATCGTAATATTCATGAGATATTTTACTTACCGTGACAATATCAAAACGCCCATAATTACCTAATGTTATTTGTTTTATACGATGTCCAGTAATAAACAAACCTCTTTTCATTAACTCAGACATTGGGGTAGTCATAATAAGATGCTCTAAATCCTTCTCCAGTAGTTCCATAAAAAATTAAAGCACCTTCCCTGCAGCCAGGCTTACCGAACAACCACCAGAGGTGAGAACTTCGCAAGCTGCAAGGGAAGATGCGTATTTAAAAAGTGAATAGTAAAATTCCATAAAAGATAGTTGTTAGTAAGCATTTCAAAAGTAATAATCATTTTTGAATTGCCAATATTTTTGCTAAAATTTATTTATTAACACGTACTGGCACTTGTTTCAGCGCATTACAACCTAAATTAACAACGCAATAGAAATAACGGCTGATTTTAACATAAATATATAAATTAATATAATTAATTCGGTTAATTTTCCATTTCGTGGAATAGAAAGACCTAATTCTATCGCTTCTGCGCTGTTTTCTGTGACGTAATCGTGACAATTACGGCATATTGGCAGGAAAAATTCGGTCTGATTAAGTAATTTATTGGTTTTTCCCTTCTTGTGGTGTACTTCTGTAGCTTGTATTGTGCATCCCGGCAGGTTGGCTCCGCATTTTGGATGATCCAGCAGGTACTTTTTGCGCACAATGCTATAAATAGCCAGTTCTTTTCCTCTTTGTATGCTTACCTGGCTGATCTTTTTTTGTGGCTTCGGTGGATTTACTTTCTTTTTTATCGGTGTTGCTTTTTTGACCGGCGCGACTTTTGGTTTCGCCTGGGCCTTCTTTGCGCTGGCTGCACGAGCACACCAGTCACAACCATCTTTATTGAATAGTTTACGATCAGGATGTTTAGGGCAGTAGCGGGGCATTGTGTGCGTTTGAGGATGCAAAGTAAAAACTAATTCTCCAACAAACAAAATATTTTTAAAAAATTTCTGAAATATTTGTTTGGTAAATAAAAAGTGTTACCTTTGTGAAAAAATAAATAGCAAATGGATCACGTAATTAATGTAAGTGCAGTAAGGGATAAAATGACCGACAGGCCAATAGGGCAGCGGCTTCACAACTTTTTCAATGGCGCGACAAAAATTCTTACCAGGGCGCAGATAGATGAAGTGGAGAAAGTTATCAAGGCGAGCCACGAAGAAGTGATGGGGCAAATAAGGGATGCAAAAAAAGTAGTAAAAAATTAATTCACCAACATAAAAACAATCATCCCTCATGGACAACAACACAACACCGGAGATACAAGAAATAGTATCCCGCCCCAATGATCTCAAGCTGGTAAAAGTAGAGATAGACTCCTACGCCGGTATTGATGCAACAGACAAAGCACTGGTGATCGTCTTCCCGGAGAACGAAAAAATAACAGAGCTCAGTGGCGACCAAGGCGTAGGTAAGACTTCGCTGATGAACGGCCTCAAAGCGCTGCTGGGAGAGCCGGAGCCAGAAAATTCAATCAACCAGACGACAAAGAACAAATCAATGTCACTGGAGTTTGAGAAGGATGGCGAACTATACAAGACACGCCTTACGAAGAGTGCATTCACGCTTACCAACATCAAAGAGAAAGATGGTAAGAAGATGACCTCCACTATCAACAAGCCAAAAGAAATGCTTAGTTCATTGATAGGCCCGGTGGGAGTAAGCCCTTCCTTTGTGAAAGAAAAAAAATCAGGCGAGTCGCAACTGGAGTGGATAAAGTCCCTCGCGAAAAGTAACCCTGAATTATCCGCGCAGGAAAATGCGATCAAAGCTGCACACGCGCTGGACTATGCAAAACGCACTGATGTCAACCGCGATGTGAAAAACCTGAAACAGTCTATCCTCAACACAGGTTACTACTCATTCAGTGATGATGGAGAAACAGTACACACTCCCGCCGTAAATGAAGCACTGGTGAAGATAGCAGACGCGCCGGAGAACGAAGAAGTAATACAGGAAGAGTTTAAGGCCGCGCAGTTACAGTTTGCTGAAAAGAACAAAGCAATCTCCCGCCGCGAGCAGTTGGACTTTGAAATGAAGACTGCAAGAAATGAAGTGGAGCGCCTGAATAATGAGATCGCCAGGTTACAAGCACAGGTGCTATCGCAGAATAAAAAAATAGCCGATACAGATGATGCGATCATGCTGGCCGATGCGTACATCAAAGAGCGCGAGAATGCACCGCAAAGAATGGAGTCCGCGCAGCAAGCCTTCCAAAACTTCAACTCAGTAACACTACTTCGCAAAGGAGTATTTGATGCTGCAGAACTGGTGAAAACCTACAAGACAAAAGAAGAAGAGCAGAAAGCCCTCAATGCAAAACTTGATCAGTACGAAGCAGAACTTCGCGAGCTGGCCCAGCAGTTTACACCGGACATTGAAGGACTGGAAATAGAACTGGGCAACTCCATTGATAACAAGCGCCAGATGGGTGTGTACTACAAAGGAACCAACATAGCCTTCCTTTCAGAAAGTGAACTGTGGGACCTTTGCTTACAGGTGTGGAAGGTGTCCGGCATATTAGTAGTGTTCATTGAAAACTCTACCTCTCTGGGCAGTGATGCCATGGAAAGGATAAACTGGTTTGCAAAGAATGGAGGGACAGTGTTTCTCTCTACAGTACAACGTGGGTATAAAGAATTGAAGGTCACTTTCCTAAAAGAAAAACAGTAGTATGAGTGCGTTATCTATAGTGGGCAGCAGTAGGTTAAATGGAGATAGGCAGAAGGAAGATTTTTATCCTACGCCTGGCTATGTCGTAGACGAATTGCTAAAGCGCGAAACTTTTACTGGACTTACACGCGAACCAGCTTGTGGAGATGGTGCCATATCAAAAGTATTGCTTAGTCATGGCATGGAGGTAATTTCTACAGATATTGTAGATAGGGGATTTTCAGGTACTGGCATTATTGATTTCCTTTCTGAAAATACTTTGTTTGAAAAAGCTAATGGTATGGTTTGCAATAACATTATTACAAACCCTCCATATTCTCTTGCTTTAGAATTTGTGCTGAAATCAAAAAAGGTAGCGCAAAAAAAGATAGCCATGTTTCTGAAAACGGTTTTTCTTGAAAGCGAAGGTCGCCGGGAAATGTTTGCAGATACTAAGTTCCCATTGAAAACTATATACCAATTCAGCAAACGCGTTTCTTTATACAAAGATGGAGTGAAAATGAAAAACAGCGGCATGATTGCTTACGCATGGTTTGTGTGGGACAAAGAACACAAAGGCGAACCAACAATTAAATGGATACCATAAAACAACAACTATGCACACACTCTGCGCAATACTCTTCTGGTTACTCGGCTCCTTTGTGGCCGTTCGGTTTATCTCCGTTGTCTATTTCATTGCCTTGTTTAAGGTAGTGGATGTAACATGGGCTGGGATACTGCATACGGTAATGCACGATTTGAAAATGCCCTTTGCGAAAAAAGAGGCCCGCGCGATTGTGTTGCTGTCACTGGGGCTATCCTGGCTGGGATTTCTGTTGGCTGTTATTGTATTGATCATCTTCAAAATGCTATCATGGCTAAACAGAAAAGGGCAACCGACATAGACACACGTACACTGCGCTACTCCCCGCCGGATAAGACTTTGAAAGAAGGTGGCGCAGTGTACAATGTAACCAAAGACTTCCAACTACCACTATCAGGTAAGTATGGAGCGATGACAACAGGCTTCTCCTTCCGCGAGAGAAATGATGGGCTGTTTCATCTGTACAAAGGAGATGAGCAATCGTTTCTTGCAATAGGTATATCAATGATAGAAAAACACAAAAATTCATTAACACTCAACAAATGACAACAACATGGCTATAAAAATGACAAAGGGCGACACACTATCGCTCACAGTAACAAACATAGAATACAATCACCATTCCTACAACGGGAAGTCCGGTACGAAGTATGTACACCTTATTCACCTGAAAGATAAAAACGGTAATGAGGATGCAAAAGAATACATCACAGAAACCCCGGAGATGCCACAGGATGTATTTTATGTCGGTATCCCTCAACTGATCAGGTGCAAGTACAACAACGCCAAAAGCGATGAAATAATCCCATGGGACGAAGAGGTGCAGAAGATGCAAACAGCGCGCGACATTGCCGCCGGCAAGCCACAAGCGCCGGGCATTAACCAGGATAGGCCGCACACTTCCGGGGTAAAAATATCGGGAGAGTCTATTACCTTCTGCTTTGCCTATGCAAAGGATCTGAAAGTAGCAGAAATATCCCGGCAACCGGAAGGCTATCGCATAACAGATGAAGACATAGAGTGGATCATAAAGACAGCAAATAAGCTGGATGGTGCAATCATCGAAAAAATAACCTTCTAAAAATATATAAATGATTGGTGGAATTTTATTATTACTAACGCTTTTTGGAATTTTATTGTTAATAATATGGTTTCCGGATTCTGGTATAGCCAGAACAGGGTATAATCTATTTAAAGAAAAAGAAATTCCCGACATCGTCTACGATATAGACAATGAGAGTAAGGTAGTTAGAACGCAGGAAGGGTTTAGTGATTTATTTCCGAAATGTACATTGTATAGAAAGATAAATGGCAAATGGTACAAACGCGCATGGACTTACGATTATTTACACCACAGCAAGGAATCTATTATTTTATATCTCCTATGGGATGAAAAAAATATATTCATTCCGAAAACATAAGCAAAGCCCAATAGCAGCAAGCATTTGAACGGTGCCATCGCCACTAAAGTTTAATAGCAGCAAAAATTTTGGACAACAAAAATAACACATGGCCGCAAACAGAAAATATTTACTCCACTTTCCTGAACTATCCGAATATCTATACCGGTACTTCATGGTACTCCCTATGTCTGAAAAGATGGAGCTATCCTACGAAGAGCAAAAGCTGATAAAGGACGATAAGAGCATCCACCACTTCGTACTTAACGAACCGATGGAGAAGCTACTATTCCTGTACGCAAAGACCGGTGGAGAGTTTACCCTTAACCTGGGCGCTCCGGCAGCAATAGAAGAGGCGATAGAGTCCACGCGCTACCAGTATGACCATGACCAGAAAAGGCTGGACAGCATAGGCGTAATAACCCGCAGCAACGTATGCTCTGTAAGCTCGCGTGATGTGATGGCCACAGCTATCATGTGCGCCCAAAACTGCACCACCGATGTGTACAAGATAAGCCTGTACACCGCCAAGATAGTATCAGAAAAGGAACGCCTGTACAAAAAGCCATACGATGCAGTGATGGACGAAGCGCACGAAGGAGTAGCCATTGTCAACAAACTACTGCTGGAGCAACTAAACGCGCTGCCATGGGCCCAGGAAGTGCTGGGAATAGACGATACTGACATCAGAATACTGGCAGCCCTATACAACAAAAAGAACGGCGCTATGGACCTGACACAACTATCAGAAATGGCCCGGTCGGAAACTAAAAGGAAGTACGTAGGCCGCTGGGTGGAGCAACTGGAGAAAAAGGGCTACGTGACCACCGACAGGCCCAAAGAGAAAAAAGTATTTGGCCGGAAGATAAGCTACATGATCAGCACAAAAGGCGTAGGTGTGTTGCTTCGGTATTTGTATTACGTATGGGAAGTTGCTTTTCACGAGAAATGCTAAAAATAGCAATCATGGATTACAGAACAGAAGATGGGGAATTATTCCAGCAGATGAAGGAGCGAGGCTTCACAAAAAGGAGCGAGAGGAAGATAATTCTACTACTGATTACACCCTGGTAGTAAAATATCCGAAATTTCGATACATTTGTCCTTGTTATGCCAACTCCAATACCCGGCGGAGAGATAACCGCCTTTGAGAATGTAGTAAATTCAGCTCCTTACCCTGGCGGCCCTTTCGGTGTGTATGTGCTACAATCATACTTTACAAACTTTGAAGACATACCACGAGCAATAGGAGATCAACTGGATCTGTTTGGCCCTAACAATACCTACTTAGTAGAGGCGATGAACTCTTTTAATCCCAGCTACTCTACATTAGCTTCGGTAGGCATACTGTTTAAAAATCCGGGCACGAATGCCACCAACCCGGTATTGATCATCAACTCTAACTATACCGGCACTATAACGATAAACAGCGCTATTGCAGGGCTTACCATACTCGGCAACAGCGCCATTTCAAAGATAGTAGTGGCTGCAGGTATTTCGTTGCCAAACTTATACATAGGCCCCGGCGCGAGTGTTGATGTGCTTGATAGTAGCGCTACGGGAGCCTTCGTGAACAACATATACCTGGCATACGCAAAGAACACCGCATCATCACTTAATTCAGTAATGGTAGGTAGCGGCATAGGTAATGTACGGGTAGATGATGGCAGTTACTATGGAGGTGTAAGCCCTAATGATCCTGACCTGACCTGCGCGGCGGCAGTAACAGGACTTGCGGCGGGTGACATCACACATAACTCAGTAGTGCTGGCATGGACACCATACGTGAATGGAGGTTACATCTTTACCAATGTTCTGTACAAGAAAAATGAAAGTGCTGTGTGGCTTCCGGTAGATGATACTGTGGGTGACTACGTATACACTGCGGGAGTATTTACGGGCTTCGTTTTTCGTAACCTGGATGCAGATACCTACTACAACTTCAAAGTGACCGTAACGTGCAACAACGGGGGCGTAGCGAACACTTATATCAACGCACAGACCGTGTGCTGTGGTTCAAATAACAACCTTGTGCCGGCAACAAACTGTAAGATCGTAGTGCTGATAAAGACATCGCCAAACCCGGCCAACACGATAACGCTGTGCAATGGTGTGGTGATACCGGCAGAATACCCTGTAGGTACTACACTGACCATACCGTACCTGGCGAATAAAAACATCACGGCTGACCTGGTAATTGACAATGCCATCTATCAGCTATTCCCGTATAATTCAGTAACAGGAACATGGGATGCTTCAACAACGCCTGTGCTGGAATTTATAAATGGTAACGTAGTAACTATTAGAGCACAACTTCCTATATAAAAATTATAAAAATGGAAAATCCAAAACTCGCAGCAGCTCTTGATGTTGTTGTAGACAATATTAAAAGCGACCAATTTTATTATGATTTGTGGAATAAAGGCATTTCTTTTATTTTTAGCGAAGAATTGAGAAATTCAATGCCAGACCATAATCACGATTTTATTGCTGGAATTAGTACGCGAGATACTTCCGTAACGTACAACTACCCTGGCGTATCACAAGACAGTGCGCAATCAGCATGTTCAACCCTTAATGCTGCTTATCAGGCTTCTCTCGGGGCGGGATCAGCAGATTGCAGATTGGACTACTAAATGGCCGGTGGCACGAAATTAAGGGCAGTAACATAAACTACACGCTATGTCACTTTTAACCGTAATACTCGTAATTGTCCTTGTCGGTGTCCTACTTTGGGCGATTAACCGCTTTATTCCCATGGATGCAACCATAAAGAATATTCTGTATTTTGTAGTCGTTCTTGCGCTGATCCTGTGGCTTCTGCAGTCTTTCGGATTGCTGGGTGCGCTGTCTTCTGCGAGAATAAGATAAACTGCCTATGACCTACGCGCAAGCACAGGAATATGTTTTGTGGCACAAGAACTTCGGTGTTGTGGCGCGCCTCATTGATATGGAGCCGATGGACTTCAAGCAACGCATATGGCGTGGCCGGGCACATTTTAGTGAACTGGAGAAAGCTGCTATTGCTTATGCTGTTACATGGTTTGTGAAACCGTTTAAGGTTTATGAGTGACTATTTTACTCCGCAAAATCCATTGCACTCCATGAGTGGTTCTGCCATGCGTCCTTTCATCATGGATATGTCTTTCATGTGCGGGTATTTTGGGTGCGGCAGCAGGAATACTAAACCTCCACCTTTTGACTGATCTTTACATATAGTGACCGGCTCGCCTTTCATGTCGGTGTACTTGTGTTCCCGCATGGCCATGGCGTAAAACCTATCCGGAAAGTCCATTCTGAACTTTTGCCAATAACCTATGCCTCCTTTAACGCAGCCTGTTTTTAGGCAGTTGTTATTGCTGTAGCCCATTTTGTAGGATACAGGTGGCTCTATGCCGTGCTTTTGTAGGATTTTGATTGCTTCACCCTTCCTGAGTAATTCATTGATCACTGGGAATATGGGTTTGGTGCTCGGGTAGTTCTTCTTCATTTGCTTTGCCCGGTCAATTTCCTCTGCATCAAATCCAAAGCCTTGATGAGAGAAATTATTACGCACCTGAAAGTCTTCGCGCACTATACGTTTTAATTCGGTAGAACAAATGGCTCCTGTTGCTACATTTAGGCTCAGATAATGCTCCCAAACATCTTCAATGCTATCCCATTTGTTGCTGGAGATCGTTTCTATGGTTACGCCCCACCATTTTTCACAGTCGGCCTTGAATCTGTAGGTATCATCATCTTCATTCTTTGTGTCTATGAATACTACTCTCACGCATTCCTTGCCAAACCATTTAAGGCACAGCCAGCAGGTTATTGCCGAATCGGCGCCGCCTGACCACCAGGCTATTACAGGATTATCTTTACTGATGTTTTCAAACATAGATAATGATATAAAAAAACAACCCCTTGTAGAGCTTCGGCCTGGCAGCCTCCACTCCGCAAGGGGTAAAATATCGTTTATTAAGTCGTGGCAGCGACTGTTTGCATGCCAAAAGTAGTATATTTTTCTTGAAAAATAATTTGAAGTGCAAAAATATTCTATCTTTACGCACAATAATACCCAGCACACCTTATGGCGGCGTTTAAATTCCGTAATGACCTTAGTAAAGGAATAAACTTAGACCTTGACGAAAGCAGGCTTCCGCCGGATACTGCTGTGTTCCTGAAAAACATCACGCGGAATGTAAACACCAATGCTGCGGCAGCGGCGCTTGCTGGCTCTAACCAGGACGTATCCACACCAGTAGAAGGTTGCCAGGCGCTAACCATTAGCGGGATGCCCAGCGGGACCAATTACTGCATAGGGTACTATTCTTCGGAAAGCACTAATGAACTTTACTTCTTCGTCTACAACAGCGCTACCAACCACACTATATGGGTTATTAGCGGCGACACAGGCGTTATCCAAAAGGTATATCAGGGTGCGCTCCTTCAATTTCAGCTTAACCCAAAATATTTCATAGCACAGGGCCGCAGCACACTAGAGCTTCGCAGCCGGGTAGACCCTACAACAGGACTGCAAAGCAATTTCAAGTTTCTTATATTCACATTCAACTATACAAACCAGTTTTTAATTGAAGTCAATTCATCAATCGCGACCAGTTCTTACTCTACATCGTTCTTTACTTCGAGTGCAGCATTTTATAACCCCCTGGAGCTTGTGCATCTTGGAGTGCCTACTCCGTTAGTAGCAATGGGTATAGACACACCCAACGCTTATACACCAACAACAGCAGATGCCCAGTTGCAGAACATGATCTCGCGCAATGGCTGGCAGTTCCGTATAAAGACAGTGGACTTCTATGGCCGCGAGTCGGAGCATGGCATTATCAGCGACACAGCAATAGTACTGATCGGTGGTGGCTGCATATCCCTGAGCAATGGACTTCCCCGGTGTTTCAACCTCAACTTTGATGCCGGTAACCCAATGGTGGACGTTATCCAGATAGAGTACAGGAAGTGGACCGGTGATGGCAGCGAGTCGGCGATACAAACAGACTGGCTTCTCTATGAGGCTATAAACAAATACGATAACAGCACAGGAGAGTGGTACACAAGGTCTATCAACCCATTGTTTACCACAGCAGGTAGCGGTATGACCTTCAATGCCGGTACCAACATGATCACCTATGCCTTCTGTGCGGATAAGAACAGCATACCGATAGATAGCGCTGAAACAAGCCGTACAGAGCCTGAATTGCCCCGTATATCCTCCAGTGTATTCTCCATTCAGGAAAGGATTGGCCTGGCTAATAACATACGGGACTTTGAGCCTATAGCACAGAGTACGATAGATAAAGTAACATTTGGAGTACAGCCCCCGGCAACAAGCACATGCGCTTCTCCTCCCACAAGGACTATTACTTTCTATGCGAATATTTATTCCCCGTACAACGACCAATCGCAAATGATAAGAACATCATTTGGGCAGGTTGTGTTTGGTGGTTCTGATAATGGCGGTGGATGTCCGGGCGGATCATCTAAAACAAGTAGTTTTAATGTAGGACAAGTATTTGGAGATCAAACCGCAGGGAATAGTGGGTTTATTGGCTATCTTGCTGGTACACCATACAAGTGCATATCTCAGCAGGGTAATTTTGATCTCGGTACCAATACATGGACCTATCAAGGATATGGAAGTGGAATTGCTTTCCCTGGGCAGATCATGCAAAGATTTGTAATTACCGATGTACCAGCTGGGAAGTATGTAATAAGAATAGCAAGCCATCATGCAACTGTTAACGACGCTGACTATCAAAACACCTCCACGCAGGTAGCCGGAGTTGTCCCTATATTTGATCTTGCTATTGCAGGGAATAGGCGGATTAACATGGCGCAGTACCCATATAAAGAAATTGAAGTAGACTGCACAAGCCTTGATGTGAATTTACATAACTCCGGCGACCCAATGTTTCTTATTTTGGATATGGGTGACGGGAATTATAGCGGCGGCGTTGATGGTTATCTCTATGAAACTCCCGGAGGTGCTCCAGTTGAAATGAATCCCATAGCATTTCATGGATATGCTTTTGGGAGCTATTTCACAGATCACAATGGGTATTATTTTGTTTCATCAGCGAAACAAGGGGGTATGCCGGCAATTTCTATACTTACTGATTTTTGCGATGGCAATGGTGTTGTGTTAACGCAACGCATTATCCCCTCTCAATCAGGGATAATACACGGAGATGGGAGTAATACCCCTTCCGGTGCATGTGCGAATAACTTTGGCGCTTGGAAAAATCAGCTATATTTAGCGGGGGGAACTACGGGTCAAATTGGGCCATACACTTCTTATCCTGCTGCGGCTCGGAGAATAATTAAACAATATTTTGGTACATGCGCAAATCATAGCATAGGCGTTCCGGGAATACCAACGGTAATGACTAAATCGCCATGCGCAGTAAGCGACAATTCGGGATATTCAACTATAATTGCACACAATAGATATAATTATTCTACGCTTCCTGTGTCTGGATTATTTCCTCTTAATTACGCACTCGTCCCTGATTTTTCAACATCTCCAAATAATCAGGATAAGCTGGTTTTTTCTCAAAAAGGAGGATGTCAATGGGTAGTTTGTGGTAGTTGCGTGACCTCAATGGCGGATGTGACAGTGACATATTTGGCTTGCGGAGCATCTTCTTCTGGGTGTACAGGGACTCCTGCGCCGAGAACTCTTTGCTTGTCGGCAATATACCTTAATGTTGCTGGGATAAATTTATACGGTGTACAGAGCGGTGGTAAATATCCTGTAGCTTTTTGGCTACATGATGTGATTGGAAGACATACAGCCCCGCAGGTTCGGCAAGGCGATACGGCATTTGTAAACATACCAAACTTGAATGATGTAGGTCAGCAGATGTTTGGCCTATCCAGTATTAATTTCACTATAGATTCATCATTCTCCGTAGATCCGATGTTCACTAAAATGACATTTTTGGTGGGAGGGAATGTATTGTTCACTGATTATTTTAGTTGGGCCGCAGATTGGGTACAGCCGGTGGACATTACAGGTAATACGAATAGCGTAAACCCGGTAGCTATCCGCATCTATTATGGCAGTCTGAATGAATACAAAAAGGCAAATAATTTCAGCGTAAATTGTGACTGGCAGTTCATATCAGATCAGGGATTAAACACCGAAGGCGCGCCGATAGAGGGTGATGTTGCACAATTTATTATGAATGGATTCGGTACAACCACAGTAGGCGGTACTGCATGGCTACCTTCTGTTATTTCAGCGCCGGTGACATATGATAGTAGCGGTGCATTTTTTACAATACAATATTTACCGGAATTAGCGAGCCTTACTAATGAATGTTTGTTTCGCATCATACGGCCTTCACAAGATATGAGTGCGGAGTTTGTTCCTTTATTTGAGCAGTGCCTTACTATTGATCTTGTAGCTGGTGTGCCGCAAGTATTGTCTGGCATATTACCTTACGAGGATAGTTATTTACTTTCCCGACTATTGCCGGTGCCAAGGTTAAAAGGGCAGGCGGGGCCAATATCTCCAAGCACCTACTCCGCAACACCTGTTCCAGCGCTTCAATACACCAGTACCAATTTAGATACGGCACTTGTGGCGAGTGGTATTGCTACAAACAATGTGGACAACAATAATGGCGTAGTGATATTCGATACAGTAGATGATAGCGTATCGGTAGCCTTTTACTTTGAAAGCCCATCCCCATCAGACTTTTACGGTAGTCACCTCGCGAGCCGTGGCCGTGTAGGAGTAGCCAATCCTTACGAAAGACAACTACGTATAGGTACAGAGATAGCGCTATCGGACACATCCGATGACCGCAGCACACTAAACGGGCTCTCTTATTTTGAGAGCCAGAACGCGCAGACCTTCGACAGGAACACATGGGGAGATATAACAGTAGTGCTCAATGAAACGAGCATGATCATGGCTATATGCACAGCAGACCATTTCGTGGCCCGGTACAACACCACACAACTTCGCGTGGATGGCAACGGCAACGTGCTGGCGCAAAACCCCAATGGTATCTTCACTCAGCCTGAAAGAAAGAACGGGCAGAACTTCGGCTGCATACAATCCAACATCAATACTGTAGTAAAATACGGAGGAACGGTAGTATGGCTGGATGCAAAAGGACATCTTGTATTCTCTAACTTTAGCGATACACTTCCCGTGGAACAACAGGGCTACATGGGCTACCTGCTGAACAAGATAGCAAAAGTAAACCTGCTGAACATGAATCCCGGTACTAACGGATTATCCTACTTTCACGGCAGCATAGATCCTAAGACCTTGGAGTACATGCTTACCATGTTCAACATACCAGCATCAGGTAGTCCTGCGTATCTCAATGCCAATAGCGTACCCACACTTACCAGCAACGAAACACTGGTATTTGATGTAAGCACAGGGGGCATACTAAAATGCTTCCCGTCCTTCACGCCGGAGATGTACGCGCCATTCCCTGGCTACTACCTCCAGCGCAACTTCCTGTCATTCAAAAACGGTGTACCGTATATCCATCATAATACCTTCGCAAACACAGTAGCGCCCCCATCTTATGCTAACTTCTACGGTACACAGTGCGAATGTAGAATAACAGTTGTAGGTAATCCCGGCCCGGATAAGGTGAAGCGCTACTTCTATATTGAACTATATAGTAGACAGGCATTGTTCACAGGTATAGCAGGTACGCCAATACAGCCGGTATTCTACGCAGATGTAATCACCACAGAAAAGAACCAGTTAAGCCGGATAAAACCGCTGCGCTGGGTGCAGAAAGATGGTATATGGTGTTCCGAGTTTGTGAATGACCTAAATACGCCTCCCGACATTAACCTTGTTCCGCAGACGGGTGCAAACAAGCTACTGGACGGTAATCCTTTGCAGGGAAGATGGATAAAATGCTCACTTGTAACGCAAAGTTCATACGCGGGAACATATTTTGAAGTATCTTCGCTTGTAATATATGGCAACGGTGTTGAAAAAAGCATCGGATAATCACACACAACTATGTACACTAAAGACGAACTATCTCTCTTCACAGAAGAGCAACTACGAGAAAAGTTGCAACTTGCCTCACAGGAAGTAGATGTGCTGCGCAAAGAAGTGGATGAACTTATTCCAAAGGTATTCACCTCGCATCCGGCACTCACGCCAGCACAAAATGCAGATGTAAACCTGCTAATGAATAGCAAGTTTATCTTCAATGAAGAGCATCGTGATGCGTTTATAGGAACCTATGTGGAAGGCCGAAAAAGCCGCGACAAAGAAGTAGCTGATCTTATGAGCAAACTTAAATCTGGTGGACATGTTTAAATGGCCTTGGGTTAAAACACCGAGAATAGTAATACCGGCATTGACGCGAGAAGCTGCGCCTGTTAAGGTTGAATTACCTTTTATCGCAGCAGAGGCGGTGAAGCCAGATGTAGATGCACCGCACGATGATCAAATGACTAAAATGTGGCCAATAAATCACGAATTGGATGAAATGATTAATTCGTTGAAACCTATAAAATTTATTACTGACCCAGATTTTAATATAGATGAAGTTAGGGGACAAAAACACACATTTATATTGGGCTCTCCAATACCTTTATCACAACTAACAGCCACGCAACCACAGCTAAACAAAAACAGCATAACTATGTCACAAACATTCCTACAAAGGATAGAAACAGGAGTACAGAACTTCCTGAACAACGTAGAAAAGAAACTGCCAACGGTACTCGAAGAAGGTGCCGAATTTGGCTTGAAGTACACAGCGCTATTCCAGTCATGGATAGACAGCGGCGCAGTAACAGACATCACTACCCTGGTGCCAGCCACAGAGCCATTAAAGGTAGAGATAGACGCTATTCTTGCGCAACTGAAAACAGCCTTCACGGCAATAGACAGCGCCTTCGCAAAAGGTACGTTGTTCATTGCAGCAGGTAAGATCGGCCAGCTACAAACAGGCGTTGATGTGCCATTGAGCCACGTATTGCTTGCCGTACAGGCGAAGTACGACACAAAGACTGCGTAATGGCCGGTGCCGCATAAGAAAGTAGCCATGCGCACGGATCGAAGACAGCCTTTAAAGGTAGGCTCTAAACCGTAATGTTAGCACAGTAGCAGTCTGGGGGTAATCTAAAACTGCAAAAAAATCAAAAATGGATAACACACTTACTTTCTCCCAGAACTGCGCCAATCTGGTAATGGATTCAGAAGGCTTTGTGCCTCACCCATATGTTGACCCGGCATCAGGTGGCGAGCCGATAACTATAGCATTTGGCAGCACTCATTATTGTGATGGTACCAAAGTAACCATGTCGGACAGCCTGGTATCGCAAGAAGATGGCGAGGCTATGTTGCTATGCACACTGAATACCCATGTTTTGCCTTCTATCCAACAGGTAGTAACATCGGACATCAATCAAAACCAACTGGATGCGCTGGGAGATTTTGTGTATAACCTGGGCATCGGTAATTTCAAAAGCAGCACACTTTTGAAAAAGGTTAACACTGATTCATCAGACGCAACTATTGCAGATGAATTTGCGAAGTGGAACAAAGCTGGCGGAAAGGTAATGAATGGCCTTACCATCAGGCGGCAAAAAGAGTCTGATTTGTACTTTTCGTAAGTTTATATATCTTTACAAAAATATACCCCCACTACAATGCGTTTTTTGAGAAGGCTTTTTCTGTTCATTTTTGCCTTGATTCTGATAGGCATTTGCTCCCGGTCTTTCGGACAGCAGGTATTTCCAATAGGTAATCCAACAGCCATAAACAGGGCACTCGGAGAGTATGCTGCGGATAGCGCACTGAAAGCGCCAAAGGTAAAAAAAGTGTTTCCTAACTTTGATAGTACGGGGAATATTGCTGTAGTAGGAGGTATTTTGTATTACCATGACGGCAACCACTGGGCGGCAGTAGATACAGGTGCAGGAACTGGTGTAACTTTAGTGCAACTTAATGACAGCCTCGCGAACTACCTGAAATTGAAGGATAGCACTACTAAGTGGGTCACGATAACACAACTCAATGACAGTTTTGGCACACACCATAGCGCCGACAGCACGGTGTTCTCCACTATTTACCGCAACGACACAGGAAACAAGGCAATACGCGCCATTGTCATTGATCTCATTCAAAGCTACGGTATAGCCATTACAGGAGCGGCAGGGCAGACTGTAGGCTCTTCCCCTGGCTGGGTAATATCAACAGATACTACGAAGATACCTCCCTTTACTGATACGTTGCCCGGCAACAGGAAGCTGGTTACGCCTACTTATCTTGCGGCACAGGGATATGGCACCGGTACGGTAACATCAGTAACAGCCAACCCATTATCTCCTCTGTTTACGACATCAGTAGCTACGGCAACAACTACTCCGGCAATATCCTTCACGCTTAATACTCAATCTGCAAACCTTGTATTTGCTGGGCCATCTTCCGGTGGTGCTGCGGCCCCGACATTTCGATCATTGGTGTCACCTGATATTCCTTCACTCACTGGTGGGCAAGTAGGCATATCGGGTTTATCTGCGACAGGCACTCCTTCGTCTACTACATTTCTTCGTGGGGATAATACATGGTCTGCTGCCGGTACAGGCACGGTGACCTCTGTGGGCTTATCCACGCCATCCATATTTTCAGTTACGCCCACTCCGATAACTACGGCTGGTACATTTTCTGTTACGGCGGTACCTGAAACGGCTAATACCTTTTGGGGTGCGCCAAATGGCAGTACTGGTCAGCCAACATTTCGCACATTGGTATCTGCCGATCTTCCCGGAGGTACGGGTACGGTAACATCAATAGCCACAACAAGCCCTTTGACCGGCGGGACAATTACTACTACAGGAACTTTGGGAATCACCCAGGCCAGCACAATAAACAGTGGGTATCTTTCTTCTGTAGACTGGAATACTTTCAATGGGAAACTTTCATCGGCAGTTACCAGCGTGGGGTTGTCTACTCCTTCTATATTCTCTGTTTCGCCAACATCTATTACTTCAACTGGTGTGTTTACGGTTACTGCTGTGTCGGAAACGGCGAACACCGTATGGGCGGCTCCTAATGGTAGTTCAGGCCAGCCAACATTCAGGGCATTAGTTGCGGCGGATCTTCCGGCAGGAACCGGTACTGTTACATCAGTATCAAATAGTGATGGAACCTTAACCGTTACCCCTACAACAGGTGCTGTAGTTGCTTCAATAAACCTTACCAATGCTAATACATGGGGAGGTTTACAAACATTTCATGGTATAAAGTTAACTGACGGAAGTAATATAGATTGTGGCTCTACAACAGGCACTATTATAGCTACCGACCCTACACATAAACTTGGGTTTTATAACACCACTCCGGTGGTGCAGCAAACGGGGGATATTAGAACGGGATTAAGTAATCTTGGTTTAATAACATTGGGTACTTTGAGTGCATCCAGCATTACAGGCACGTTAGGCACAGGTAACGGCGGTACAGGAGCGACTACGCAAACGAGTGTAAATACTATTTCTATAACTTACGGGGCAAATAATACAATTACAGCAGCCCCATCAGGCTCCGCAGGTGGCGACCTCACAGGAACATACCCAAATCCTACACTTGCAGCGGCGGGAACGGCGGGAACTTACGGGAGTGCCACACAAACACCTGTTTTTACTACAGATAGTAAAGGAAGGGTAACAGCGGTAACTAATACGACCATTACGCCTGCTTATGCGAATGTGACGGGAACGCCTGTTATTTCACTTACGGTAAATGGCGTTACGGGCAATAACAATACAGCAATAACGGTGAACCCTATACCTACAGGAGTATCAGCGGGGACTTGTACTTATTGCACTATTACACACAATATATATGGCGAGGCTACGGCTTATAGTAACGGCACAAACCCTGTTACCTCCATAGTGGCAGGCACGAATGTAACCACATCAGGCACTACGGTAGTAACCGTAAATGTACCATCTATACCTTATTCAAGTGTAACAGGTACTCCTGTAATAAGTGCAACTGTTAATGGTGTGACTGTGAATAACAATACAGCAGTAACAGTAAATGCTACACCGTCTGGCAATGCAGGCGGCAGCTTAACTGGAACGTACCCTAATCCAACTATTGCGGCAAGCGGGGTGACAGCTGCGGCTTATGGAGGAGCAAATTCAATACCAATAGTTACAGTAGGAACAGACGGAAGAGTAACTTCAGTAACTACTGTAAACCCATATTCTACAGGAGGAACTGTAACAAGTGTAGGTTTGACAACTCCTTCTATATTTTCTGTGACGCCTACTCCTATAACCACTTCTGGGACGTTTAGTGTAACCGCTGTGCCTGAATCAGCAAACACTTTTTGGGCTGCGCCAAACGGCAGCAGTGGTCAGCCAACATTTAGAACAATAGGAACAGCAGATGTACCAACGCTGAATCAGTCAACAACTGGATCAGCTGGAAGTCTTTCTCCTGGTGCAAATATAAATGGGGTGTCTTTTACAGGCTCATCAAATATAACAGTTACAGCCGCAGCAAATACGCTAACAACAGCAACATTAAACCCTACAGTTGTTACATCTTCGTTAACTTCAGTAGGAACAATAACAAGCGGTATTTGGAATGGTACAACAATTGCTCAATCAAGCGGAGGAACAGGGGCGACAACTCAAACTTCTGTTAATACAACTCCAATAACATATGGGGCGAATAATACAATAACAGCTGTGCCTTCTGGTAATGCTGGTGGAGACTTGACTGGGACATACCCTAATCCCACATTAGCAGCAACAGGAACATCTGGAACATATGGAGGGAGCAACGCTATACCAATCGTTACGACGGATTCAAAGGGAAGAATAACTTCAATCACAACAGTCAACCCAGTTTCTGCGCCAGTTTCTTCAGTTTCAAATTCAGATGGAACATTGACTATATCACCCACAACAGGATCAGTAGTTGGATCGTTGAATTTAGCTAACGCAGACACATGGACAGCATTACAGACTTTCAACAAAGGCATTGTTTTTCCTTCTTTAAATGTAACACCAGCAACTCCAACAACAGGAAATACCGTATTTACAAATAGTGTAAATGTTTTGACCTCGTTAAACAACAACGGCTTTCAAACAGGATTAGACTTTACGGGCAATACAGCCAATAGAATATATACAGGAGCAAATCATAATTTCACATTTGATAATTTAAGCACAAGCACAACTACAACAAATGGCTATTTTAAAGGTTCTGGCGGTTTAGGAACATTTGTAACTTCAATACCAAATGGCGATTTAGCAAACAGTTCAATAACAATAAACGGAACATCAACTTCTTTGGGCGGAAGCGTTTTGACAGGAACGGTCAATGCGGTTTCAATCGCATCAGCAAACGGCTTTGGAGGCACTTCTTCAGGTGGTGCAACACCTGCTTTAACGATAACAACTTCTATTAATGGATTGATGGAAGGAAATGGAACAGCAGCAGTCATAGCAACAAGCACAAACGTTTTGTCTGCTTTAGGAACACAACCGAATCATACATTCTTAGGCAACAATACAGGTTCAGCAGCTTCAGTGGGATTTTACCAGCCAGCTTATACAGACATATCTGGAACACCAACAATTCAAACAACAATAAATGGGACAATTGTAGCAAATGCAACACCCGTTACAGTTAACCCAATACCAGCAGGAACAGCAGGAACGTATGGCTCTGCCACACAAACCCCTGTATTCACCACTAATAGTTACGGGGAAGTTACTGGCGTTACTAATACTACAATCACCCCTGCTTACGCCAACGTGACAGGAACGCCGGTTATTCAGACTACCATCAATGGTACCGTAGTCGCTAATGGTGTACCTGTTACGGTGAATCCTGTACCCACTGCTGTTACTCCTGGAACTTATACGAATACAAACCTTACAGTAAATGCGGCGGGCCAGATCACAGCAGCAAGTAACGGAGCCGCAGGCGGGGTTACATCAGTGATCGCCGGTACGAACGTGAGCGTGACCGGAACGAGCACGCCGACCGTAAGTGTTACCAACTATCCTTATAGCGGGTTGTCTGGCGCTCCGGTGATCCAGGTTACTATTAATGGCACTACGGTAGCTAATGGCACCGTAGTAACAGTTAACCCCAATCCCACAGCCGTAACTGCAGGCAGTTATACATATTCCAACATAACTGTTGGTGCAGACGGCAGGCTTACGGCTGCAAGTAATGGTACAGCTCCAACGACTTATACAGCAGGTACAGGATTGAGCGGCACAACATCCTTCAGCATCACGCCTGTGACAACTTCTGGTACTTACACAAACGCTACAGTAACAGTAAACGCGCTGGGACAAATTATCGGGGCGGCCAGCGGGTCAGCTCCGATAACTTATACAGGCGGCCAGAATATCTCTATTACTTCCGGCACCGTAAACCTATCAGGCACAATACCTGTTTCTAACGGTGGGACCGGGGTGACCACCACAACGAGTGTTAACGGTACTCCAATATCCTACGGAGTTGGGAATACGCTGCCTATTGGAGTTACTTCTATTGTGGCCGGGACGAATGTAACGACCACAGGTACAACAACTGTAACTGTAAATGTACCGTCTATACCATATGGCAGCGTAACCGGTACACCTGTAATATCTGCTACCGTGAATGGTGTTACTGTAAATAACAATACGGGTGTAACCATTACAGCGGCTCCTACAGGCTCCGCAGGTGGTGATCTTGCAGGCACATATCCTAACCCAACTGTAGCTACTGCCGCTATTACAGGAACTAAGATAGCGAGTGCGACCGTCACCAATGGTAACCTTGTGAACAATACTGTATCAGTCAACGGAACGCCCGTTGCCTTAGGCGCGGGGATTACTATAACTGCAGCGCCGAGTGGGAGTGCGGGAGGCGACCTCACAGGAACATATCCTAACCCTACATTAGCAGCAACAGCGGTAACAGCGGCAAGCTACGGCAGCAGTACGGCTATTCCGTCATTCACGGTAGATGCTAAGGGTAGATTGACAGCAGCCAGTACTAATGCGGTCATTGCACCTGCGGGTACTTTATCGGGTACTACACTTAACAGCGGCGTGGTGTCAAGTTCTTTGACAAGTGTAGGAACTATAACAGCGGGTACGTGGAATGGAACGGCTATTGCTAATGCTTATCTCGCCAATAGCACCGTAAGTGTAAACGGCACACCTGTAGCACTCGGAGCGGGAATAACAGTTACAGCGGCTCCGAGCGGCGCAGCAGGCGGCGACCTTACCGGTACATACCCTAACCCGACCATCGGCGCAGGTAAAGTAACCAATACCGACCTTGCAGGTAGCATAGCTGCCAGCAAATTGATAGGTACAGACATTGCAACTGTAGGTACAATAACCACAGGTACATGGAACGGAACGGCTATTGCTAATGCGAACCTTGCTAATAGTAGCTTGACGGTTAACGGCAGCAGCGTTTCTTTGGGTGGGAGCGTAACGGTGAGCGCAGCCCCGAATGGTAGTGCGGGTGGTAGCCTTACAGGTACTTATCCTAACCCGACCATAGCGAGTAGCGTTTCTTTGCCCGGCAGCCCGACCACTACAACGCAGGCTATAGACGACAACAGCACCAATATTGCCACGACTGCTTATGTGCAACTTTACATACCCGCAGATACAAGCATATCGGCATCCTACACACTTACATCAAGGGACAGATACAGGACATTGCACAGCACCGCATCGAGCGGAATTACTTTGACTATACCAACCTCATTAGGTACGAAATTCACATGCACAGTTATTGAAGAGGCGGCGGGTAATGTAACCTTTTCAGCAAGTTCTACAACACTAACATTTATACCCACATCAACGACTAAGACAAAGCAAAGCGGCTCTATTGCCACGGTGCGGAGTTGGGCTACAGCAAACAGTTTCACAGTTCAAGGGGATTTACAATAATGAAAAGGTTATTATTTATACTATGCTTTATACCTGTTATGTGCAATGCGCAGTTGGGCGGATTGAGTGGTGGCGTGACATTGCCATCTGTTGTGTCTGTTGCTACCACGACCTACGACCCATCCAACAAAGGCAGTAATATCACTTTGTCATCTGGTAACCTTACTTACTCGATAAGCCCTGCTACTTCATCGTTTGTAAGGGGTACAGTGGGCTACGCAGTAGGTGGTACAGGGATACACCAAGTGGAGATAACGCAAATAACGGGAGGCGGTAATGGTGAACCATGCGGCATTGTGAATAGTGCCGTAACTAATTACAACCAAGAACCGGCAGCTGGTTTAGGAGCAGGAATGAACTATGTATATTATAATGGAGGGAATATTTATAGCAACAACAGTGCTGTTCAAACAGTAGCTTCTTATGTGGCATTGGATAAGGTTGGTTATACATTCAATGCGGTGAGTGGTGCATTACGATTTTATAAGAATGGCGTGCAGGTGGGAACACCAATAACGGTATCCAGTTCGGGTACGTGGTATCCTATGAGTGGTGGATATAGTGGTGGCACATGTTCGGGGAGTGTAGTGTTTCTATATGCTTCTATGACTTATCCTATATCCGGGGCAACAAACTGGTAATTATGAAAAGAATATTATTTATAGCTTCTTTTTTGGCAAGTGCAATATGCAATGCACAGATACACTATGACAGCACATGGAATATGCAATATGTAAATGTTGTACCGTATGTATGTGATAATAAAGGACATACCGCAAACAGGATTTACGTAAACGTCATCAATGGTCAAATAACGGCGGAGTATCATGGCCCTGTTTATCTTGATAGTACAGGAAATATATCTGAGAGCGGCAGATTGTGGCAGCAGCCCTGGGGTTATTTTGAATACATG